AGAAATATTATTTACATTCCCGCAATTGGTGATGTAAAATTAGTTATTCATGATAATAATACATTATCAAAATTAAACGAAGGAGAAAAACCCGTGAAATGATATCAATAATTGTAACCGCACACAATAACACTCTTTATATTAAAGAGGCTTTAGATTCTATAGTAAAGTCTTGTGGAAATACTGAATATGAGTTACTTGTTGGTATTGATAACTGTGAAAAAACCTTAACATATCTTAATTTAATTAAGAAAACATTCCCCCCAAATATTAAAATTCTTTTTTTTACCGAAAAAGTCGGGACGTATATTATTCGTAATACTTTGGTATCAATTTCAAAATATGATAAACTATTATTTTTTGATTCTGATGATGTTATGTTAACTACGTTAGTAACTAAGGTTATCGACTCTTTAAAATCTTATGATTATGTTAGATATGGGTATAGGACATTCCAAGGAAAACTTACATTACCTACTAATATAGAATTGGTTATGACTGATTCCAACTACCATTCAGGTACTTTTGGAATAATTAAAAAAGTTTTTACTGACTCAAATGGGTTTGAGCCGTGGGTTTGTGCTTCGGATGGTGAGTTTTATTGGAGGATGTTGTCCAGTGGAAAAAAAATAAAAACTTTAAATACGGTGGGTCTTTTTTATAGAAGACATGAGTCGAATTTAACGGGTGGTGGTATTACTGGTATGAATTCTCCTTTAAGAAAAAAATATCACGAAAAAAAGAAAATAAAACAAATAAAAAACCAACATGGACCTTTAAATGTGTTAAAGATTGCTCCTTTTATTGAAGTTAATGGTGAGTCTTTTAATGATATTAAATTAAAATATATTAACCGACCTCAAATTAACATACTGACAAACAAAGAGATTTCAATAATAATACCTACGTTTAATAATACCGAATTTATAATACAATGTTTATCGTCAGTTATTGAGTCGGTAAAGTCGTTGAATTGTGAAATTTTAGTGGGTATCGATAATTGTGAAAAAACTTTAGAGTTTATTAAACATAATATTTTTGATGATAGGATACGATTTTTCTATTTCCAACAAAATGTTGGACCATACATTGTTAAAAACACATTAGTTAAAAATTCTAATTCAAATATAATTCTATTTTTTGATTCCGATGATGTTATGGGGGAAAATATGATTAAAGAAATTCTTAGATTACAAATGTTTATTGATTTCGTAAGACCTAAATATTTAAATTTTACAGGAGAAACACCTAACAATAATTTTGTAAGTAAAGAAAACTTTTGGGGTGAAGGGGTTTTTAGTATAAAAAAAGAGTTATTCTTATCTATGAATGGGTTTGAAGGTTGGAGAACATCGGCTGATACAGATTTTATGGGTAGGTTATATAAAAATAATTGTAAATCAATTAATAGCCCAACAGTTTTATTTTATAGAAGACTACATCAAAATAGTTTAACACAATCAAGACAGACAGGTTATGGGTCAATAGTGAGGACTAAATATAATAACCTCATTGAAAATAAAAAAACATTTGGACCTTTACCTATGTTACAGATATCTCAATTCTACGAAGTTTTTGTCAATCATTTTAACCCTATTGAAGGGTTCGATGAAATTAAACATAAAAAGATGGTTGTTAATGAGGTGTTGAGTAATATTCTAACTAACCCCAAATTACCTAAAACAAAGGTTGATTATGATTTAATAAATAAAATTACCCAACAAAAAGGAGTTTATATCCCTGTAAATCATATAAAACCTATTAGAGAAAATAAACCTGTTGACAGAATGAAGATAACCGAAATTAAAAAAGATTCATTAGTCTATCAATCAAGAGAGTTTGGTGACGTTAAAAAAAATAAAAAAAGTTCTCCTCCAAATATTTTTAGTAGTAATAACAGAAGAAAAGGTTGAGATTAACTTTGATTTTTTAAAAAAATATTCTTACATTTACAAAAAATAAAAGATATGTTTGTTATTATTAAACACGTAAAAAATAAATCAGGTATTAACGTTCCTGTAATTTTAATTAATGGTGATTCGGAAATTTGGGAGTTTGACACTCTTGAGGAAGCGGAATCTATGAGAGTACTATTTGAACAAAACTCTGATTCGGGTTACAAATACGAGGTTAAGAAAATTTAGTCAAACAGTTCCGTAGGTCACAGGTTTGAGTCCTGTCGGGACTACTATTTTAATTTATATGGGAAAACAAGAACATAATGAGTTTGTTAATGACGAACTATTTTGTCAAATGATTAAGGATAAAATTAAAAATTCTCATTATCACAAATATGATGGGATTGCCCCTGAAGGGTTTATCTTAATACCTGAACAAACTTTAGAACGATTAAAAGATTTTGATTATTGGAAGGAGTGGAAATACGATTTAACGACTTTTAATAAAGATGTGAAAGAAGACACAAAAAATATTTGATTTTTCTTGGATGGTTAAATTTTTTTTGTATCTTTGTTTTATGAAAAATATATTAGGATTTCTTTTTATTTCTTTTGGGGTTATGGTGGCGTTGAAAGAAGAATACCATTGTAAAAATTACAGTGAGATATTTTCAAAAATGACAAATGGTGGAGATATCCCTAAGTCAGATATTTCAGTTGAGGACCAAGTTATTTATATCTCAGGTTTAGGCGATTTTAACCAATCTGATTTAGAAACTGCGTCAAAAGAAATTACGGAGGTTTTTGGGTTTAAGTGTGAAATTATTGACCCAATTAAAACTACTTCTGAATTATATGTCACTAATACTGATAGATTAGATGAAAATAAATGTATGGTTTCACTTAACCCAAAAAATAAGACCGTATATGTTACAAACGAATCTCTTAGTTCTAAATATAAAGCGGGGGCAGCAAAAAAAAATGGGAAATTCATTATTATCTCAAATACTGGTAATCATGTGAGAAAAACTGTTCTTCACGAATTTGGTCATACGTTAGGAATGGACCATTGTGTTAATAACAAATGTATTATGGCAACTCATAACATAATGACATGTAATGGTGAATTTTGTAATAACTGTAAATTAAAACTTAAATTAAAATAAAAATGAAAACTTTCGAAGATTTAAAATTCCGACCTCATCGTGCTGCGGATGGTATCCATTCAGTTATGATGTTTGATAACGGATACGGTGTATCGGTAATTAAAACACCGTTCTCTTATGGTGGAAAAATGGGTCTATATGAATTGGCCGTATTAGATTCAGGTGAGGATATCACATACAAAACACCTGTAACTAACGATGTATTAGGACACCTTTCTGAAGAAGAGGTAACCAAGTACATGATAGAAGTTCAAAAATTGTTAACCTTTAATTTAAAATAATATGCAAAGTAGAGATTTTGCCTTTTGGCTACAAGGTTTTTTTGAAGTAAGCAATGCTGAAACAATAACCAAAGAACAAACACAAGTGATTAAGAACCATTTGAATTTGGTATTTAAACACGAAATTGACCCAAGTATGGGTGATGATAAACATCAAGATGAATTAAATGCTATTCACAAACCAAATTCAATATTCCCAATGAATAATGATGATACACTTCGATGTTAGTGGACGTTCTACAAAAATAGAAATTAATAACCTGTGCCCTTGAAAAACTCGTATTGTTGAGAAAGGGTCCACACTCAGAAGTGGACGTTCTACTAAAGAGGAGCGGAGTATCATCGGATACATTCTCATAGATAAGCAGGTTAGCTCGAAATAAAAGGGTATTAGAATAAGAGCAATATAGTTGGAGTGGCGTAATGGTTGCCATACAAACTTAGAGGGGGAATTTACTTTAAGTCCCTGAATACAGGTTCGAATCCTGTCTCCAACACAAATAAATTATATAAAAATGAATAAAGAATTTTGCACATACAACCAAGCATTAGCTCTTAAAGAGTTAGGGTTTGATGAACCATCTTTTAAAGCATATGATAGCAAAGGTGTTTTGCAAAAATGTACATCTGATTACTGGGACATTAGCTCATTAAACAGAATTAATGAAGCCACAACAAGTAATTTAAAGGTTCTTGCACCAACGTTTTCCCAATGTTTTAAGTTTTTTAGAGAGAAGTATAGTTTAGTACATGAAATAAGTTGGAGTAAGTACAAAGGTGGGTCGGAATTTGACTACGATATTTTTAGTTTAGTTTTACCTACTGATGATGAATTAGGTGATGAAGATGATATTGCATCAGATAAATCAATGGAAACATATGATAGTTTGGTAGAAAAAGATTTTAAACATAAATCATCAGAAACCTATGAAGAAGCAGAACTCGCTTGTTTAATTAAATTAATTGAAATCTGTAAAAACAAATAACATGACAAAAGAAAATAAAGCCGACACTACAAAAGTAACAAGATTTGAAGTTATTGATGAGGAAGGCAGAGCATACACAAATTACAATTGCAGAGTGGTATTGTCTTATCAAGATGATGGCAAAACTTTAAAAGTATTTATTACCTCATTAAACAACAAGTATCAAAATTAATAAACTTTTAAAGAAATAACATGAAAAACGAATTTATACCATACGAACAAGCATTAGCACTTAAAGAATTAGGCTTTGATGAACCTTGTTTTGGTTATTATGTGAGTTTTGCTGATAATAAAGAAATACCGTTTAAATTAATACAAATTCAATCAGAAAAAGAACAATTTAAATGGGTAGATAATGTTTGTCATGCACCAACATTCTCTCAATCATTTAGATGGTTTAGAGAGAAGTATGGTTTAATAAGTTATATTCATCCACTTGCCTTATTACAAGATACCAAAAAATGGTGCTACGAGATTACTGACTTTAGTAATAATTGGGATGAAAGTTTTAATTTACATTCTCCAGAAGAAGCAGAACTTGAATGTCTAATTAGATTAATAGAAATGGCTAAAAATAAATAATATGAAAAATAAAATTTGGTGTAAAATAACAATATCAACAGAAGAGCAGAATGTAGAAGTTTATCCAACAGAAACATTTGACGGTATCATTGTAGAAACAAAAGAATTGGATGATAAAACAGGAAATCCAAGAATGTATCTCAATGAAGATGAAATGGAGTTACTGATTCTCAAAATGCGTGAGATGATGATGTATGTGAAACAATAAAAAATACCCTCGTAGGCAAATTGGTATAGCCGCCTGATTTAGGTTCAGGAGTCATAACGACATTGAGAGTTCGAATCTCTCCAAGGGTACAAAACCGTGATAAGTTAATAGGATGAGGCCGCAATCGGATTCCTTTAAACAACGCGTGAGGGGCGGCTTTCACGATGTGGTTAACCAATTTCACGGTAATATTTGATAGTTTGAAAAACTATTACTACATTTGTAGAACAAAATAAGACCCCACGATTAACAGAGATATCCGACTGTTATGGCGTGTGAACCTGACTTGAAGGCTTCAAGGCTATGGGGGAGGCTACACAGGTTAGGTAAGGATTCCCCATTATGGGTTAAGGGGGTAAGGGGCTTTAATTAGTCGTAATACAATCCACAAGTTGTAAGAATACTGAACAATCTTACAATATACACTCTTCTTCCGAGTGAGACTCACCACGTAACTTTGGGGGTAGGGTGAAGATGTTCTGAGGATAGCACTGAACGCTATGTTGAAAACTCTATGACGCATCGATTAGATAAGTAAACATGGACGGAGTGTGAAAGTAGAAACCCCCGATGGATGGTTACTAAGCTCTTTAACTCAAAAGGGATAGTCGGGAGGGATAATAGCAGTTAAGGGATACTATATAACCTAACGTCAGTTCCGATGTGAACCCTATCGGTGTGAGTGTCTGACTTTTTTAACCCCTTCTATTCGGAGGGGTTTTTTATTTCAAAAATTATTTGTATATTTGTGTTATGAAAAAGAAAATTTACTTGGACGATGTTAGAAGTCCAAAAGACAAAAGTTGGTTGGTTGTTCGTAACTATGAAGATTTCGTTAAATTGGTGACTGAAGTTGGATTCGAAAATATTGATGTAATCTCTTTGGACCATGACTTAGGTGATACTGCGATGGCGGAATGGCATAAAAATGTTTACCACAACTACGAATTGAATTACGATAACATTACTGAAAAAACAGGAATGGATTGTACTAAATGGTTAGTGGAAAAATGGATGGATGGTGAACCTGTTGTAGATGTAGTAATACACTCAGCAAACGCTATCGGTAGCGCGAATATGATGGGTTACATCAATAACTATCGCCACATCAATTGTTTACCACAAAATTGTATCAGAGTACAAATCGAACATACTGTATAAAAATGAATATTTTCTTCTTAGATTTTGATGTTAAAAAGTGTGCGGAATACCATTGCGACAAACACGTTGTTAAGATGATATTGGAAACCGCACAACTTTTATGTTCGGCTCACCATGTTACAGGAGGGTCCGCACCATACAAGTTATCCCACAAAAATCACCCCTGTTCAATATGGGCGAGAAAGTCATTATCAAACTATTTGTACTTGTGTGAGTTGGGGTTGGAGTTATCTAAGGAGTACACTTACCGATATGGAAAAAGACATAAATCTCAGGATGTTATTGAATGGTGTTTAATTAATAAACCAAACATTCCTGATATTGGTTTTACAGAACCTGCGATGGCAATGCCGGATGAATATAAAGTCAAATCAGTGGTAGAATCCTATAGAAATTATTATATGGGAGCAAAGTCAGGATTTGCGGTATGGAAAAACAGAGAAAAACCATTTTGGTTTGATTTTAAATTAACCTATAACTAAATTTTAAATAATGATTAAATTCGCAGATGTTGTTGTTGACCTACAAGCGGGAGACACAGGTAAAGGTAAAGTCACACATTCCTTATGTAAAACAGGTGATTATACAACAGTAATTAGGTATAATGGTGGTGGTAATGCCGGACACACAATATATCATAATGATAAAAAATTTGTAACCCATCTTATCCCTTGTGGGGTGCTTTACGGTATAAAATCAATTATAGGTCCCGGGTGTGTTGTAAATATTGATAAACTATTTGAGGAAATTAACGAACTGGAATCTAATGGGATTAAAGTAGACGGTAATTTATTTGTTGATAAACGAGTTCACATTATCACCAAGAGTCATATTGAGGAAGATTCCAAAGACACTGAAATTGGAACAACAAAAACCGGAAATGGTCCTTCTTATCGTGATAAATATTATAGAGTTGGAGTTAGAGCCGAGAACAATTCCCGTTTAAATGATAGGAATATGGTTATTGATATTTACGATGAGTTGTATGGGAATAATGAAGTATCGATTCTTTTTGAAGGAGCCCAAGGTTTTGAATTGGATATTGATTGGGGAGATTATCCATATGTCACATCTTCACATTGTACCGTTGGTTCTGCGGTATTAAATGGTGTTCCACCACAAAAAATTAGAAAAGTATATGGTATTGCCAAAGCATATAGAACATATGTGGGGTTAAAATCTTTTGAAGGTAAATCAGAATATTTTGAGAAAATAAGACAAGAGGGTGGAGAATTTGGTGCAACGACAGGAAGACCGAGACAGGTTAATTGGTTAAATGTGGATGATATTATTAAATCAATTAACATAAATGGAGTCACAAATTTGATTTTTAATAAAATTGATATTTTGGAAAAAGTTGGGGTTTTTAACTTAATCTATAATAATGTGATTTATACTTATGATAATTCAGATGAAATGCAGGAAAACATTAAAAACTTTATATCAAACCATACCGAATTAAAAGAAAATATTATTTTTAGTAAAACACCTTATGGTATTTAATTAAGTTAAAAAAAATTTTTTGTTTTGAAAAAAAAGTTTATATTTGTGTTATGATTAAAATAGTGAAAGATAGAAAAGTATGGGTGGTCTCAGATTCTCACTACGGGCACAAAAATATTTGTAGAGGAGTAACCGAATGGCGTCTTCCTGATGGTAGTATCCCAATATCTCAAACAAGAAATTTTAATACAATAGAACAGATGAACGAAACAATTGTTAATAACATTAATAGTGTTGTTGGACAAGACGATGTATTAATTCATCTTGGGGATTTTAGTTTTGGGGGATTTGAAAACATCCAAAAGTTTAGAGATAGAATTTTGTGTAAAGAGATTCACCTTGTATTAGGAAATCACGATACACATATTGAGAATAACCGAGACAATGTTCAGGAATTATTTACGAGTGTAAATCACTACACAAAATTGATGTATAAATTTAAAACATTTGTCTTATGTCATTACCCTATCCAAAGTTGGGATGGTTTAAATAAAGGTCATATCCAACTTCACGGGCACTGTCATTTACCGACAAATCTAAGATTTGGTGAGGGTAAAAAAATGGACGTTGGTATGGACGGTCATCCAAAGTTTGGGGTATATGACATGGACGATATTATCAGGATGATGGATAAGCGTGAGATTATGTCAGATATGTTGTTTGACCACCATACGGATGAAATAAAGGGGATTGTGGGGTAATTAAAACATTTTGAAATCCGAAAAATAAACTTATCTTTGTAATATGTTAGAAAAATTAAACGAGTATCATGAGAAAGGGTTGGTGTATAAACAAATACATCCAACCCTTCCATTAACCATATGGAACTATAGCGAAAAAGTTCAGTATGAAAATCTTTGGGACGAAATAACATTGATGTGTCGTGGATTGGTAACCGACAATGAAGGGAATATAATTGCTCGTCCTTTTAAAAAATTCTTTAACATTGAAGAGGGTAAACACACCCCAACTGAAAAGTTTGAGGTATGGGAAAAAATGGACGGCTCATTGGGTATTGTATTTTGGTATGAAGGTCAATGGGTTGTTGCCACTCGTGGGTCATTTACTTCTGACCAATCAATCAAAGCGAAAGAACTTTTAAAAAAATATAATACTGACATAATGTTCAGACATCTGACTTTTTGTTTTGAAGTGCTTTATAAAAATAATCAAATAGTAGTAGATTATGGTGATTATGAAGGGTTAGTCCTATTAGGAACCTTTGATACCGCAGGAAAAGAATACGATATAGAAATGTGGGGAGAATACGGGTTTGACGTGGTTAAAAAATACGATGGTATCAAAGACTATAAAGAACTAAAAGAAATGGTTAAAAACGACCAAGAGGGGTTTGTGGTTAAATTCTCCAATGGGGATAGAATCAAAGTTAAAGGTATTGAGTATCTTCGTCTTCACAAAATAATGACTAATGTTACCACAACTGGTATTTGGGAGTATTTGAAGAATGGTGAAGATGTATTGGATTTATTAAAAGATGTTCCCGATGAATCTTATAATAAGATTAAATCTTATGTTAAAGATTTAAAATATGGTTTCTTCCAAATATCTGAATATTGTGGAAAAAGTCACGATGGTTTTAGATATGGTAAATTTGGAGACAAAGAACTTGAACCAACAAAAAAAGAATTTGCTGAATTTATGGTTCTAAACAATATTAAACCAAAGTTACGTTCTGTAATGTTTGCAATGTGGGATAAAAAACCATATGACCATATTATATGGGGATTAATAAAACCTGAGTTTAGAAAACTTTAAAAGTATGACGTAATGTCATACTTTTTTAATTTTACAAGTATTTATTAGAAAAATAAAAACTTAATAAATTCATATTAATGTCGAACGAAGTAATTGTTGCCTTTATAACCGGGGTATTAGGGCCAATAGCTCTATTATATGTAAAAAATGTATTAGATAAAAGAAAAACCAAACCTGACATGGTGATGGAAACGTTAAAGGTAAGTGAATTAGTTACTTCAAAAATTGACCACATTAAAGAAGAATTTAAAGCAGATAGAGTATGGGTAACCCAATTTCATAATGGAGGTCATTTTTATCCAACAGGTAAGTCGATGGCTAAATTCAGTGTAATATATGAATCGGTTAATATTGGTGTCGGCTCAATTCAAACAGGATTCCAAAACATCCCTGTAAATCTTTTTTCCAAATCAATAAATCAATTATTAGAAAATGATGTTATTGAAATTCCTGATTTTAAAGATGAGACAATTGCAACATATGGTTTAAAATATGCCGCAGAAGAATCAGGTTGTAAATCAAGTTATTTATTTTCAATTAAAACTATCGAAGGGAAATTTATTGGAACTTTAGGTTTAGATTTTACAAAAAGAAAAACTAAACTTGATATGGAATCGATTAATCATTTATTGGTTCATGCAACATCAATAGGTGGTGTTTTAATGGGACATTTAAATGAACACTAATAGTATTTAGACTATTTATAACTATGAGAAAAACAAAACTAGAAGATATTTTAATCGTTACCGAATCGGATTTGGCAGGAATCGATGAATTGGTTTATAATCCTGTAACAGGAAATCCCGCTGATGAGTTTGATAAAGGTTCTGATGGTGGAAAAATAAAAGATAGAATAACTTGGACTAACCATGATGACCATTTACATATCGGAACAACAAATCGAGATGTAATGATGAAATTAATTGAAAAGGCACAAGGAATGGGACTTTCAAGTACTGAAAATCCATACGCTAAAAATGATTCGGATGGTAAAATTGGAAAACACGCCAAAAATAGTTTTCATTATAAAGAATTCCAAGGACAACCAAAAGTTGGTGCTGGAGTAGATTTTTCGGGAAACCAATCAACACTTAGAGAGTTTATTAGATGGATTAATTATAACTATAAGGGTAAACAAATTTCAATAGATAAAGCTGTCGAGGCACCTGAAGCCCCAAAAACTGATACAAAAACTGATTCTTCCGTAACTACAACAACGACAATAAGTAAAACCAATTATGGGAGTTCAATTTATGGTGTCTTAGGTCTAGATGGTAAGTCATTAAAAGCCACAGGTGATAAACTATGGAACGCCATTACGGCAGAATCGACTAACGACAAAACAAATCCATTAAATGAGGAAATTGCTCGTATTAAAAAAATGATAGACTTATGAAGATTTTAAATCCATTACCAAATGCCAGAATAAGTTCTCCGATGTTTTCAAAAACAATTGAGTTCTCTTCATATAATTCTGACGTAATACGTAACCCATCAGAAGGTGTTGTTGTATCTTCAGATAAATTTAAATGTGACGGTAATATTAAAATTGCTCATAATATTAATGGTAATACTTATTTCTCTAATTTTTGTAAGGTTAATCGAATAATGTCATTTGTTGGGGATAAAGTTAAACAAGGGAGTATTATTGGGACTGTTGGAGATTCTCCAATTGAGTATGCGGTGACGGATAAGAATAATGATAAGATTGATGCCAATAAATTTTTATCAGGAAATATTGTAACATCTAACGGTGGAGAAAAAGACGTTGAGAATAAAAAGGAAAAGGAAACTAAATCTACATCCACTTATAGAACAGGTAAAACCCGAAATCCATTCATTGATTTAATTGCGTTACCATTTGGTGTTGTTGGTAATGCGTTTTTTAAGGAAAATATTATAAATGGTAACCCACTTATTAAAGAGGAAATTAATAAAATAAAAAAATTAATTAACCATTAAAAAAAATCCCCTTATTTCTAAGGGGACTAAACTAATTACTTTGTTTTAACGGTGTCGACTGTTTGAGTTACCACAGAATCAACTGTTGTTGTATCAGTCGATGAGACTTCACATTTTGTGGTTGAACCACCGCATGATGATAACATTACGCTACCTGCAATTACTATTGCGAAAATTACTTTTTTCATAAATTTGTTGTTTTTATTTGTATAAATAAATACGTGTTTATTTACGATAAGTCGACTTATTCGTCACTTTTTCTTTTTAAATTTATTTTTTATAAAAAAATAACCTACAGGTCTTGTCAGATAAAATTTTTTTATTACCTTTGTAAAACATTTGAAAGAAGTGGTGATATTTATACAATACCTTTTTTATTTAAAAAAGTTCTTTTAAAAAAAAACAAAAAAAAATTTGGTAAATCAAAAAAGTTTACTATCTTTGTAAAACAAATCGGGAACGTCTGATTTAGTTCTTTGAAGAAATTGGTTATAGAAACAGTCTAGGTCCGTAGGGCTACTGTTGTATGTGAGGAAAGTGACTACGGGACTCCTTCGCATTTAAAGTGTAAATGAAATATGTTACCGCATCAGTTATAATAACCATAAAAAGATTTGACAGATTGAAAAAAATGTCTTATCTTTGTAAAACAAAATGAGAATGGGTTGACAGTTAGTTGTAAAATCGTGGTTTCCTAATCTCAAAAAAAAACAAAAAAAGATTTGGTAAATCAAAAAAGTTTACTATCTTTGTAAAACAAAATCGGAAACGTCCGATATGTTCTTTGAATTATTGTATTATCCATCAGGATGTTTATGATGAGACCTTCGGGTTGATTCTGAGATAACTGAAAAAAGATAATCGGCCGTGTATGGTCGTTAAATAAACCACGAAAGTGGGATAAAGTGAATCTTCAAGTGTTAGTAGGTTCGCGTCTTGGGAAACCGAGGTCGAGTACACAAGTGGGATATCATCCGACCTTTAGTACTGAGGGCAACGCTTTAGGGAAAGTGGTTGGGTGGAACGGCAATGTGGATTGTCAGTCTGAGGAGGGAACTCCAATAAGAATAACCCATAGGTATCAAGCAAAAAATGTGGTCTCCAACTACATGATTGCGGTTACCAATATAAGAGGGGACTTAAAACCGAAAGGTAAGATAGAGAACGAGTGGTGTCGCTACTGTCCTTATCAAAGACTTACCAAAGTCTTGGTACGAAGTAATCTTAAAATATGGAGATGGGGACATCTCACGGAGTAGTTTGGTATTTCGTTTTCCAAAAGAGAACGAATCCTTCAACGGACCGCTACTTTGATTCATCCACAACACGTAACTTATACTAAATTAAGTAAAATTAACTAAAAATAAGCAAAAGTGTCCGTTAGGTATCAGTGAAAGGTGACTACATAGTAATGAGCCGTTCATTGCACATGAAGACCGCAAGTCTGACTGTATTCTTACCAAAAACCTCTATTCCCATAAGGAAGAGTCGGAGAGGCATCTTTGAAGAGAGTTAAGTAATAAGAGAGTAACTGATATCTCAAGAAGTGATTGGTCTAACCAATCGTCACTGAGGAATACTTCTCAAAAGGAAGTGGATATGTGGGGAATCAATAATCCTACTAAAGTTTCTCATAAACAGGTGTAATCTCAGCCTTATTTATAGCCAAATATAGTGGGATAGAGCAGTTGGTAGCTCGAAAGGCTCATAACCTTTAGGTCGGAGGTTCGAATCCTTCTCCCGCAACTAAGTGACTCCGTACGTGTTTTTTTAAATCATAACACCCACCACGAGTTTAAACTGAAGGAAAACATAATGATTTGGGTCTTTGCGTGTTTGTTTTATCTTGTGACTTCACGATTCTACCTCATAGAAAATATAAAAAGTAATAAGTACCAATCTGTCTTTGACACGACAACCTGAGGTGATATAGTGGTAAAAATTGTCAGGACTTTTTTTATAGGATGTGGATTTTGTTATAACCACGTTCCCTTTAAGTCTTAAAATTAATAAAGGGTAATAAACATACAAACGTTTAGGTCGTACACCAATCACAACTCACGATAGAAGTTAGGTAGAGGTTTCACTAATCACTACCTCGGGTTGAACTTACCGAGTGACAATGTTTAGGCTAAAAGGGAGATTTTGACTAGCCATCATTATCTCCCTTTTTTTTATTTCCTTTTTCTACACTCTCCATTATATTTTATTACCCTTGAGGTATAAAAAACAAAATCTTAAAATAATGGAAACATTTTATTTTACTTTAGGTGTCCTTTCGATTATTGCAATAATTTTTATTGTTGCTCTTGTTTGGGGGTTAGTTAAGGTTGTTAGAACAAAAAAAGATTTGGAAGATTTCAGAATATCTTATGAAAGAGATGTTGATTACGACCAAAGAATTTTAGACGAAAATAAACGTGAGTTAGACGTTACTGTTGACCACATCTATAGACGTATCGATGAACTTCATCAAGAATCTAAAAGTCATACTGACAAACGAGCTGACCAACTTAGACAAATTTTGACAGAGTCAAAATCCTAACAAAAAAACCCCATCCTAAACAGGTGGGGTTTTTTATTATACTTTAGTTATCTTTTTGGTTATACCTGTATTTCTACCTCTAACCCATCCATCATCTAAATACAGATTAATGTCAGTCTTTTTAATTTTTTTATTTTCGTTATTTTTAGTTATCCAACAAGTCCCGTATTGTGAATTTTTAATACCAATACCAGTCCCTTTCTTCACTTCACTCATTTTTTGTTTAGATTCATCTGTGTGAGTTTTCCCATTCCAATGGTAAAAATATTTTTTTTCTCGTTTACCTTCAAGAACTTGTTTTTTATAAGCATTACTTAATTTTTTCGAAAACTCTTTCCGATACTCCTCATCTTGCATTTTTTTTAAAAACATTTCATTACCGGATTTAGAACATTTTAATTTATGTTCTTCAGAATAAAATTTCCCTCCACCATAACCACCTGTTTTAAGATTTATACAATTTTCATCTAATAATAAATCCGAATTAACAATTTCAATTTCACGTTCTTTTAATGATTCTCTGTTAGGTAAAAACTCTATAATAATTTTAGTGTGGTTATCCTTACCATACTTTCTTATTGAATATCTTAATCTTTTACCACTACCCATATACCCATCCTCTAAATTAGATGTGCTGTGCATTCCGATATAGTATTTTTGATTAAAATTACAAATGGTTTTATAGATATAGTGGAAATTAGGTTTTTTTCTTGGCATTTTGTTCTTTCACTATAAATATTTCAAAATATAGTAAAAGAACAAAAATGTTAAATGTGGAGATAGAGGGACTCGAACCCTCGTAGTTGTCCATAACGATTATTAAGGACTACATGTTTAGGTCATTGTTTAATCTAACAATCCGAAATCCCACAGTTCCCTTATTATACAGTTCGGTTTACTGAGAACTTATCCTCTGCCATCTGATTATCCTCTGATTGGTTAGAGTTTACACCTTTTATGGTAGATGTCACACCATGAAGACTGTTCTGTTCCTAGGTATAAGTCTATCTACCCGTTGTTTTTTTCGCCTTAGGCTACTGAAACATTTTCTTCAGTGCGGATTAATCCTACTGCAGAAAGTTTGTTGATAACGTTGCCGTATATCGATTTAAACCAGTTTTACAAGGTTAGCTCAGCCTTGACATGCCCCGAACAACCAACTATGTCAGTCAATTCCAATTTACCCCCATGATGTTAAAGAACTATTGTTTTACAAATATACGAATAAATCTGACGATAACAAATTTTCAAAGTATTTATTTGATATAAATATGACAGAGACAGAGGAAAACAAAAACGAAGCTTATGACGGTAGTCAAATCTTCTATGAAGATGATAAGGTTATGTTATTAAAATGTAACACTTTGGAGTCCGCAAAATATTTTGGGCCTCCATTTTTTTCTAAATATTATAATAGATATCGTGATGGGGATAATTATATTATTGTCGATAAAGAAGGTGATTATCTTACTCCGACATTATCGTATTTAATTCACAAACCACATAAAGGAGTAATTGAATACATTGGTTATGACAACAATAGTTTAACAATTACTGATATTCTTGAGAAATTTCCTGTAATTAGAGATAAACTTTATGAGGCCATTGGTGTTAGTAACATTTATGGGGCATTAAAGAGAATTAGTGGTGGGGAAGAAATTGATGTATATAAGTTATCCGATATTGATGGATTAATAGGAGGATTCAAATTTAACAAGAACACCCCTGGTAAAAGTATGGTTACACTTAAATTTACCGATAATGAGGATTATTTTAATTTATTTGATTTAGGTGAGGGGGATATATGGTTTTTAAAAACTTTATTTAGTTCATCATACCATTACGACTCAATGTTTTACTCAAGTGATACGGGATATCATGATTGGGATGAGGGTTATTTAATGAGTGAGCTTAATGAAGAAAACATTGCGTTAATTAAACAAATTTTAATTTATGTTAAACCTGAAATTGCGGAACTTAAGGATGACGAACCATATAAGGATGCTTCAGAATTATTGAGAGACACTTTTAGCCGACAAATTGACAACATTATTGATGATTTTTCAAATGAAAAAAATTCTGCAATGCAAGAAGCCGCTGAAGAGTATGTAACAAATGAATTATGTGACGCATTTCAAAATTACGGGTTATTTGCTAAGTCAGGATGTTTTTACTCATATGTAACAACTGTTAATGTCTTATTGGCGATGTATAATATTGAGAAAGAAAGACATGTGGACTTAACAGAGATGTTATCAAAGATTGGTCATACAATGTCGGTTGGACCATATGAGGACTCTATGTACGACTATGGTAGTGGAAATTTAGATATCGATTCTGTTAATAGAAACGCAAAGTATGAGTTAGAAAAAATATTAGAAGAAATTGAGGATAGTAATAAGTATCCAAATCTAACTAAATTTAGAGAAATAATTGATAAAGTTTTATCACAATACGATTTAAATAGAGCTTATAAATTAACTAGAGGGAATCCATCCGAAAGTTTTAGAATTCAAAAAATAGACCCAAAAACTAATAAAATATTTTTAACATATTACAAATCAGGTGGGACAATGGGTGAACCAAGAAGTTATACTCTTGAGGAATTCCAAGACTTCCTACATAATCCTGAATTATTTGAAAATAAAATCTTGAATTTCCGAAAAAGGGTTTAACTTTGTGTTATGCAAAGAGACTACGAACTTTTAAAGAGTGTTTTGTCCGTTCCATCCAAAACGTACCAAGAAGAACAAATGGTTGAGTTCATCACCAATTGGTTATCTGAAAACAATATCCCGTTTTTTGTTGATGGAATGTCTAACATTTACGCAACAAAACAAACCGATGAAAATATTGAATATTTTCCATGTGTTGTTGCTCACACCGATACCGTACACAATATTGACACAATCAATATTCGTGAGGGATTATTACCAAACGCTCAGAATGAATTGAAGCCGTCCTTAAAGGCGTATAATGATAAGGGTAACCCAACAGGTATTGGTGGTGACGATAAATGTGGAATTTATGCTTGTTTGGAGTTATTAAAAGAACTTCCTAACTTAAAGGCCGCGTTCTTTGTATCTGAAGAAACAGGTTGTCATGGGTCAAGAAAGGCGGATAAAATATTCTTCACAAATGTGGGATATGCGATTCAATTTGATGCTCCTGGTAATTGGATGGTTTCAGAATTTTGTATGGGGGTTCAATTATTTGATAGAGATACTGAATTTTTTACATCTTGTGATGAGGTGTTGACAGAGGGATTTGAGAAAAGACAAAAATACCAATCTCACCCCTATACTGACGTATATGCGTTAAAACAACTTTTTGATTTTTCATGTATTAATTTTGCAATCGGGTATTACAATTATCACACACCAAACGAATATGTTGTAATCGAAGATGTTTACAGTGGAATCGAAATAGGTAAAAAAATGATTGAGAAATTGGGGTATACAAAACATTCCTTTACTCCTAAACCAAAAAATAATTACATACTATTTGATTAAAAAAAAAAGGGAATTAATTTTCCCCTTTTTTCTTTTTAGTCTTTTTAACTATCTTTAGTTTAACATCGGTGTTATCGACATATAGAATATAACTAACGTCCTCAAGAATAACTCCTTTTAAAACTTCTTCAGAAATAAAATCCTCAACTTTGTCTTGGATAGCTCTCTTTAATGGTCTTGCACCATAGGTTTCATCAAAACCAACTTCTGAAATTAAATCCAATACGGATTCATCATAAGTTATGTTATATTTTAATTTAACTAATCTTTCACAAAGTTTATCCATTTCTAATTTAACGATTTGTTTAACTTCATCTCGTTTTAATGTGTTAAAAATAACGACCTCGTCAATTCTGTTTAAAAATTCAGGAGCAAAGAATTTTTGAAGTTCTTTTTTCAACATGTCTCGTTTATGTTCTTCCTTAACGTAAGTGTTTGATGAAGTTTTAAAACCAACTCCTGTCCCAAAATCCTGTAGTTTTTTAACTCCAATATTTGAAGTCATAATGATGACACAATTTTTAAAGTTAATTTTTCTACCTAATCCGTCAGTAATATGACCATCGTCTAATACTTGTAACAATGTTGAAAAGATGTCTTTGTTTGCTTTTTCAATCTCATCAAATAAGATTACAGAATAAGGTTTGTTTTTAACCTGTTCGGTTAATTGTCCTCCTTCATCATAACCAACATATCCTGGAGGAGCGCCAATTAAACGAGATATGGTATGTTTTTCTTGGAATTCTGACATATCCATTCTAATCAAATTCTCCTCACTACCAAACATTTCTTTAGCCAATTGTTTTGCCAAATGTGTTTTACCAACACCTGTTGACCCCAAGAAAATAAAAGACCCAATTGGTTTGTTAGGGTCTTTAATACCCAATCTATTTCTTCTAATAGACTTTGCAATTCTTGACACCGCTTCAGATTGACCAATAACTTTACTACCTAATCTTTCGTCTAATTTGGCCAATAATTGAGTCTCATTAGCATTTAATTTAGATAGTGGAATCTTAGTCATATTTGAAACAACTTCGTATACTAATTCGACAGTAACCTCTTTCTTTTGTGTTTGTAATTCAGACTCAAATTTTTTCTTTTCTGAATCTAACTTATCTAAAATTCGTCTTTCCTTATCTCTTAGACTTGCGGCTTCTTCATAGTTTTGTTTTTTAACAACATTAAGTTTTTCTTGTTTAATGTCCTGAGCCTGTTCTTTTAACTTCTCAATAATTTCGGGCATCTTCACCTCAACTTGACTTCTAGCTCCAACCTCATCAATAATATCGAACGCCTTATCTGGAAATTCTCTATCTGTGATATATCGTTCAGCTAAATCAACACATAGTGATAAGATTTCGTCAGAATATTTTACTTTATGATAATTTTCGTATCTCTCTTTACTGTGTTGTAGGATTTGGATTGTTTCCTCTTTTGTTGCGGAATCGACAATTACCTTTTGGAATCGTCTTTCTAAGGCTCCGTCTTTTTCAAAATTCTTACGATACTCATCTAAAGTTGTTGCCCCAATACATTGGATTTCTCCCCTTGCAAGTGCGGGTTTAAAGATATTTGATGCGTCCATTGAACCAGATGAATTACCTGCACCAACAATTGTGTGTATTTCATCGATAAAAATAATAATACTTGGTGCGTTTTGAAGTTCTTCAATGATTACCTTCATACGTTCCTCAAATTGTCCACGATATTTTGTCCCAGCAACTATTGAAGTCATATCTAAAGATAATATTCGTTTATCCATTAAATTTCTTGGACAATCTCCGTTAAAAATTTTAATCGCCAATCCTTCGGCAATTGCGGTTTTACCACAACCTGGTTCACCGATAATGATTGGGTTGTTTTTCTTGCGTCTTGAAAGGATTTGAGCGATTCTCGTTATTTCTCTCTCTCGACCTATTACAGGGTCTAATTTACCTTCTTCGGCTAATTTAATTAGGTCTCTACTAAAGTTGTCTAAAACAGGTGTGGCAGAATCACCACTACTTCCTTTATCTTTAATAGGTCCGTTACCATCTTTTGATTCTATCATGTAAGTGTTTTTTTTAAATATAATCTTTAATTTGGTAATTTCAACTCAAACAACGTTATATTTATAAGTATGGATATGATAAAACATTATACAAAATATATCACAACTTTAAAGGCCGATGAAGATATTTTAGAAACATATAGAGAATTAAGACGAGCGTTCCGAAGAGAAGGATGGACTGAAAAAGACTTGGAGAAACCACCTTACTACCCAAATGATATTATGAAAAATTTTCAAAAATTTAGTTCTTTACATTCAAAATTATTTGAAGAATTAAAAGGTTTCTTTCCAGATATTGACCATAATGAATTTGTTGAGTATCTTAAAAATAAAATGGCATTAATTGATTTAGAAATACCTTTAAAAAATGGCGATAAAAAAAGAACAGATAATCGGAACGAAGATTATTAATGAAATAGATTCAAGTAATCTAACAAAAACAGAATATGATACCGAGAGTAAAAAACTAATAATTGAGTTTAAAAACGGTATGAAATACGAATATGATGAAGTCCCTCATCAATTATACACTCAGTTTAGAATGTCCGAATCTCAAGGAAAGTTTTTCAGCACTAAGATTGCAAAAACATTTAAATATAAAAAATTGTAACAAATTGAATTACTCAAATATTTATTTTTGATGAGTAACCTAAAAAACATTTTAAATAGTTTTCATTTAAAGGATGAATTAAATCCAAAGATATGGAAATCGTCAGGAAATGACGAAAAAACGATGAACCCTAAAGTTAGAGCTCGTCTTCTTGATATTGCTTATGAGTTCATAGAATTCCTAAAAGTTGATGTTGTTGTGTCAGATATAATTATGACGGGGTCTTTGGCTAATTATAATTGGTCAACCTTTTCAGATATTGATTTACACATCTTAGTTGACTTCAACCAATTTCCAGAATCACAATTACCGTTGTATACTGAGTTATTCACTCTAAAGAAAACAATGTATAATGATAACCATAATATAACAATATACGGTTATGAGGTGGAGTTATACATACAAAACGAATCTGAAGCACATTTTAGTAGTGGTGTCTATTCTGTATTACATGACGAGTGGATAAATAAATCTAAAAAAGAAAATGTTGAGATTGACACAAATTTAATTAAAAATAAAGCATCCAAATGGATGGAGATTATTGATGGAGCCCTTGAAAATGCTCAAGATGAACCTCTTGATGATGCAAAAAAATTAATTCAAAAATATAAAGATAAAATTAAGAAATATAGGACTTGTGGATTAGAAAAAGATGGGGAATATTCAGATGAAAATTTGGTGTTCAAAGTTCTAAGAAGAAACGGATATATGCAAAAATTATTTGATTTTGAAAATGAGTATACCGATAAAAAACTATCAATTAAAGAATCGACAACAAATATTGGTGGAACATTTAAAACTGATTTAGAAAACGGACCAAAAAACCATGGAAGAAGAGCTCTCGGTAATTGGGAATCGGATAATGCTTGGGATATATTTTCACCTCCAGGAACGGTGGTGAATTCTTATACTGACGGAACGGTTAGTAAAGTTAGGGATACAGGTAAAAACTCGGGTAAAATATTTGGTACTCAAGTATCAATTAAAGGTTCGGGAGATTTCCCTGATATTTTTTATACCCATTTAAAAGACGTTAAATTACAAAAGGGTGATATTGTTAAAGTTGGTGACTATATCGGAGCAATCTCTGAATGGTTAGACCATCCAGATATTACTCACGTACACATAGGGTTACCAAGAGGTCATCATTTAAAAGACCTTTTAGTTAATTCTGAACAAATATTCACAGGTTCAAAAGAGAGTGCTCAAACACCCTCAAAAGAAACAGGGGGAACATTCCTATCAGATTTAAACACAATTTCAAAATCAGGAAAAGAATTTGTGAATTTAAAAAAACCAAACTCAAAAATCCCTTATGATATGGATGTTAAAAAAATACAAACCGCATTACAGTTTTTAGGTTATTCGCTACCTAAATGGGGGGTTGATGGTTTATTTGGCCCTGAAACTGAAATGGCAGTAAAATCGTTTGAAACTGACAACGGTATAAATTCTGACGGTAAATTATCTGAAGAAGATTTAACAAAATTGTTTGATTTATTAACCTCAAAAGGATTTAAAGATTCCAATTTGAGTAAAATTCAAACAACCTCAGATTTTGACAAAATTAATGTTGGTAACGATAAGGATTTTTACACCGCAATTTTAACGGGTGTTGGTGCTCCAATTACCGATGAAAATTTAAAATTCTTTTACGCTTGGAGAAAGGGTGAGGGTGGTAAGGCTACTAACAACCCATTTAATACAACATTTAAATTAAGTAAAGATTCAGGAATGTCAGATTACAATAAAGTAGGGGTTAAAAACTATTCAACACCTAATTATGGTATTGAGGCAACCGTTAAAACATTATTGTTACCGTATTATACATGTATAACTAATGGGTTAAAAAATGATATTGGTTCAGACAAATTAAGTAAATGTGAATCATTAAAAACTTGGGGAACAGGGGATTTAGTTGCAAAAGTTTTATCGACTGATGACGTGAGTCCACCTAAAATATATGCCTAAGTTTATTTTTAGAATTAATAAAAG